GTGCACTGTTTCCCAGTCCACGTACACTACCTCCACTACAGAAGTATTCTTATCGACAAAGTACCCGGTCTATCTCGATATAGATCATCACGTTTCAGCAGCTTAAGTTCTTCACTTAGGAAACGTTCGCTGCCCGTCAAATATCTCAGCTCGTCAGGCCGATCCCTTCGTGGGAAATCGACAGAGCGCATCTCGTGGTGTTGCCACGTATCAGTTAATCTAGTAGGAACAATCTTGATAGCTGACAAGTATTGAGAACCATAGCTACGAAGGACTTCTTCAGCACACCAATGAGGTTTACCCTCATATACCCTGAATGACTCAGGAAAGACAGCCTTCGATACTAACTCGTCAACTGGTACATCTGGCTTACCCATATCCCAATAAGCTCCAAGAAAGTGAGGGACCCCCACCATACTTTTCTCATCTGAGTGAATCGTTAAACCAAATTGGCTTGCATAACGAGACATCGCTCGCAACGAAAACTCACCTTCAATAGACACGATCACATCATCTCCTAAAACATAGAGAGAACGAGGATCGAAATCAAAACCAAACCTCCTGGACATAGCATACATAACAGCTACGTTAACAATCGAATCAATGATCTGAGTAAAATAACTTCCACTCGGTACTCCATGGTTCTTACCAACATACAGATGTCCATCTGGCATGACGATAGGTGTCGTGATAAAGTACTTCACAACTGTATCCCAACCATAGGCCTCCTCATCCGCTTTAGAGAACCAAGTACTCAGAATCCTGAATGCCTGTTTTAACATTACCTTTGGAATAGAAGAATCAAACTTCGAGTAATCCAGACACACTTCGACTCCTCTACCCTCCACCACATAACGATGGATCTTTGCTCCCAGCTCTGTCTTTGTCATTCCGAAGGCCATTGGAGTACGAACCTTAAGGAAATGTTCAATTAAGGGCCTAGCAAACCGAGATTCCATAATGGTCATCTCAAGAGGGTATCCCCAAACCAGTCTAGTTTTATTTCCAGCTTGAGTGCGCTTAAAAGCCACACAAGGATTAGGAGCTTTCAAGCCCTGTCTCACCTGATACTCCCGATCAAATGAGTAAGTGAGATTGTCTCTTTTCTTTCCTAATGAAGGAAGTCCTGCAGACTTATCCAACTTCAGGGCTGTATTCACAACTTCAGAATCACTAAGAACATCAAGGGGAGCGAGGTTCTTAGGTTTCGCAAATATTTTATAAGCCATTCGAAACCCAAACTCTAAATTAGAGTCAAGCCACTCAAATTGTGAATAATCGGTCGCAAAACGCTTCAGGGCGTCATACAATTGCTGAGGATCATAAATAGAACGAGGATCTTCCTCCCAAGAAAAGCCTTGCTGCTCTAAGATCTCAGCCACAAAATCGTCAAAAATTCCTTTTGGGTTAGGCGACGACATTTGGGAGATATAAGCCTTCAAAGTGGCTCTACGAAATGGACCTCTATCAATCAACATGTCCAACCTCCTGAATGTCGTATGATTACGTCATCACTCGGTTAAAGCCATAACCGCGAATAAACCTCATGACCAGCGACGCTGTCAGTCCAGTAACTTTCCAGGGCTATGTGTACCTGGAACCAATCCAAATTCGGCCAGCGACGCTGTCCGTTACCAAACTTCCCAGGGCTATGTGTACCTGGAATCAATAAACTTACCGCTAATTAAACCAACGGTCTCAATAACTATATCATCAAATAAAT